GCATCATCATCTGTTGTTCTGGTGGTATTGATGCCATAACTTCCTGTTGTGCAGTCATTTCAGACATCATTGCTATATGCTCGGATATATGACCTTGCAACGTCATAAGTATTGAAGCATTTGATTGTGCCACAGGAGTAGAAAGCATTGCTAAATGAGCAGATATATGTGCTTGATGATTTTGTTCTGGGAATGCAGTTAACACACCTAATCTCAATGCTTCTTGATTTTCTTTTGCTGGGTTCATGGGCATCGGTTGTGGAGGAGGCTGCAACACTTGGTCTATATTTGTAACACCTAACGCTTCGTACATCTTGCGATAGGCTTGATACATACCATTTTGCCCATGAATTTCTGGATTGCTTTGTGCTAATTGCAATTGTGTTTGAGCCAAAGCGATACGTTGTGACATTGAAAATATATTAGGGTCTGAAACAGGTAATATATCTATTCGATCATCAAAATCAGCTTGTTTTATTTCTGGTGGCGCTCCTGGTACTTGATATGGATACATTGGAACACCCATAGAAAACACACGAGCTAACAATTTAAATTCTATCTTTTGTGAGTAATGAAGACGTTTATGAATAGCTGACATAACCTTCGTGCCACGCTCCATAATAGCCATAGTTGTGCCAACAGGAGCGTTGCCTTGCATCTCACCAACTTTCATGTCAGCCATAGATGCAAAACGTCTGCCAGAATCTATTAATGTTCCCATAAGAGAATATAATGTTTGTGATGGTTCTTTGAATGGCAATGGCATAATAGCTTGCCTTAAATCCATACCTACCATATCTACATCTCTAAACTCACCAGGATTAAGAGGTGTCTCGTCATCCCTTATTCTAGCTCCTCTAGCTTTAAAACCTGCTGGAAGGTTAGATAGTGTGCCAGCATCTATTAGCTGCCTTAGAATGGACGTAGAAGCTCTGGAAAGACCGCCTATAGTATGTGTGAGACCAAAACCATAAAACCCAAGACCAGGTAGAAACTTATAATGCACAAAATAAGGCACTTTCCTACGGAGCGGATCACTTTCATTGAAATTCCGTTTGATTGATAAGACATCCCCAGTGTCCTCCATAATTGTTACGATATAGGGCATCTTCAATCCTGTCGGTTCACCATCAGCTCCAATATCTTCAAATCCTTCAATATCTAAATCTGTGTGAACTTCATAAACCATCATCTCTTCATTCTGTGAAGAGCTACTTGTAATACCCTCTATCTCGTTAATTGTATCCTTCACTTCGTTCATAGTGTCTGAGTCAGCGCCAGAACTAGGAAGGTCTATATTTTTATAAAATCCTGATAATTGTAGTTTTTTAATTTCGTTTTTATCCATGCGAATGCAGTGAGTTATTCTCGTTGCTGTTGCCAAGTCTGTTGCACTGTAAGGAACAATTAAGTCCTCAGAATGCACAAACTTACTGACAGCTCTTTGCATTGAAGGATCAAAGTAAACTTTTTTAAATGCTGAACCTACAATCGGAAGATAAAACAACATTTGATCTAATTCAGGATCATATTCTTCCATCTCGTAAGTTATTTGGTAATTCATATAATTTTTAACACGCTCTGCTTGAGCTGTTACTTCTGGAGTTTCTGCTCCAATAATTGATGTCTTGACAGGTCCTCCAGCAGGTAGCATTTCACGATACGCCTGTGCTTGAAACTGCGTAACAGATTCAGCTAATAACGGATGTACTATACCAGACGCTCCCTCGAAAGGCTCTGATCTGTCTTCGTAACTCATACCAAGAAGTTCTAATCCACTTTTGTACTGTTCTTCCCAATCACTTCTTGAATTGATATCTTCTTCTATATTTCTTATAATTTCATTAGATATTTCTGATAATACATCTTCATCAATGTGTTCTGCTAGGTTTGCATCAAACGGAATAGCTATGGGAGCTTCTGTTTCCATCTCCATATCACCAACAATCGCTGATCCATCCTCTAATTCTGTCACACCTTCTACCAAAGCCTCTGGAGGCAGTTTGACTAAATTAGCTTCCAGTTCTGGAGCGACAGCATCTGCTATGCCATTTATATTTTCAATCGCCATTTCAAATCCTATCTAATAGAGAATCCGCCACCTTTAATTGCAGCACCCATACCACGGCATCCCATTTTACCACCTTTTGCAACACCACCATATTTCATCTTTTGAACTTTACCACCATATTCCATCATTTTAAAATCTGCGCCAGATATTGTACCATCTTTGTTTTTATCTAATTTTTTTTGTTTACCTGTAAGTTTTTTATTTTTTTGATTTGTTTTAGCAACATTTTTACTAAAATCTTCATTCAAAATTTCTGTTTTATCTGCTTTTAAACTCTTAGGTCTTGGTTTAGGCATTGGAACATCTCCACCTTCTTTCATGCCTTTTGCTTGAACTTTTTTTATCGCTTCCATTAAACCGCCCTTTCTCATTTTTCTTATTGCTCCACCGTATTTTTTACCAAACATTTTGGCAAAATCAGATTCAAATTTATCAGCTATTTTTTTGGTTTGTGACGGGGATAACGATTCACCTTTACCAAAAACATTACCCTGCTCTTCTATTGCTCTTATAGCTGCTTCTAATTCAGCTTGACTTAATTTTTCGCCACCACTTTGCATTTTTTGTACTACTTTACCACCGAATCTAGCTTTCATAATATCATTCCTTTGTATTCCAAATGCACCAGGCTTCTGAATTGAGTTACTTTTAGCGCTTAGTTTAACAGGTTTAGTTCTTATCTTACGAGGCTTTTTAGATCTCTTCATCAATTGAGCTAAATCTTTTTCAGATTGAGAATCTAAAGCCATAGCCATATTGACTCCAGCTAAAGAATCTCTTTTCTTTTTATTAGACATTATCTAATCCCTTTAAACATTCCGCCTCTGCCTTTGGCAACACCGCCCATGTTCATCTTCTTAACTTTACCACCGTCCATCATACCAACGGGCATGGACTTGGTTGTGTTTACTACGCCACCATCTGCTTTTTTTGCTATTTTGCCTAAAACAATTTCTTTTATTCCTGCGGGAAGGTTTTTCATTGGATTAGCTCCTCGATTTGCTTTAACCAAAGTACCTTCAGATTTTAAAATATTTTCTGCAAGTTTTTGCATTTTTGAACTCATTTTATTTTTACCAGCCATTAGTAATACTCCATTTTTCTTCTATATCCTGGTTCAAACTCTTCATCGTCAGGTGTGGATATAAAACCACCTTGTCTAAATCTTAGTATAGCCTGTGTCATTGAATCTGCCAAGTCATCATGATCTCCATGTGGAAAACTCGCACATTCCTCAACAACTTCCTCTGCAAAATTAGCATCTGGTCTCCATACCATACCACTTTCAAACACAGGTGCGCAAGCATTCATCCTTGCAAACTTATCAGCACCTTTGCTCGGTGTAAAGGGTGTAACAGGAATACCCATACGTCTTAATTCTTGTGTTAAAGGTGTACCACTTGCTTTTTGCTCTATCAATATCATGTCTGGATCATAAGCATCGCTTAATTCATAAGCCTTTTGCTTCAGTTCTGGGAAATCCCATCTGCCCTTCTCTGCATCAAGTAAAATAATTGCATCACCCTCACCTTCTACTGGTGTAAATATCCCCCAAGTAGTAATAGCACTAAAGTCAGCACGATCATTTTTACTGAAAGCGGTATCGTATGATTGTATGATATATGAGCAGGGAGGTGGTTCAGCATGATCCCAAACATTCCACCATTCCCTTTTTATTATAGCTCCTTCTTCTGCCGTTGGGTTTTGCATATACTGTGCATTCCACTTGGCTACTGGAATTGACGCTTTTACTCCGTCTAATTCCTCTCGACTCCAATATTCGGGCCATAGTACATTGTTTGTATCTGGAAATATTGCAGGAAACTCCACGACTTCCCATCTATCTGCTCCTCCTTCAGCTTGCTTAGATATAACCCTAGCTGTTAAATCTTTAATACCCCATCTAGTCATAACAATAATAATTGAACCACCTGGCTGCAATCTTTGTCGAGGACCTGACGTATACCACTCATAAATACCATCAAGTGCAGTAGGGCTTAGTGCATCTTGTTCTGATACTGGATCATCAATGATACATAAATCTGCACCACGACCAGCTAACGCACCACCCACACCAACAGCGTAATATTCACCACCACCATTTGTTGACCATCTACCAGATGCCTTCGCATCACTTGCTAATTTTATATCAGGAAATATATCCCTGAAGTCATCGCTATCAATTAAGTTCTTGACTTTACGTCCAAAACCTACTGCAAGTTCTGCCGTGTGTGTCGCTTGTATTATCTTCAGATCAGGTCGTCTGCCCATAAGCCACGCTGGAAACAAGTAACTAGCAAACTCTGATTTAGTATGTCTTGGCGGCATATTGACAATCAAACGCTTAATTTTGCCGTCAGCTACTTTTTGCAACTTGTCCGCATATATTTTGTGATGTTTACCCTCAATGAAAGTGGGCCAAATCTTCTTTACAAACTTTAAATAATTTTCTTGACTTGTTTTCTGCTCTTCTAAAACTTTAAGACGATCAAGAAGAGGAGCCATCTTAGAGATTTCATCATCACTAAGATATTCTGCAAAATCTGAGGCTTGTAAAACCTGATCCATTATGCTGTCGCTAAGAGATTATCCAATGCTTGCATAACCTTACCACCTTCTGCATAACCAGCAACCCCGCCTTTTTTCATAGACTTAGGGGCAGCAACACCTGTTAACATCTCGATTAACTTATTTATATCGCCTGTGTTAAAAGTAGATGGAACGAAATCACTAACATTACTGGTAAAAGGTGAATCAACAACTGTTGGAACTGTCTCTGGAACAGGTAAAGGATCACCACCACCTATTACGTTTGGTGGCTTATCCTCTTCCTCTTTTTCTTCTTCTGGCTTTGGCTTTATTACAAATGGATTTTCATTATTATCATCACTACCCATAGGAGCATTCGGATCCATACCTTCCATTAAATTACCAAATTTATCCTTAGAACCTACGATAACATCTCCATCATAAACTGGAGTATAACCTTTTTGAGCTATTGAATCCAAAACCCTACCTCTTGAATAATTACTAAATTTATTTGCAAGAGATGTTAATGTTGGAATAGCCCCTATACCCGCATTTTTAAAAGGCTCTATAAATTCCTTTGGTGCTTCTATACCTGGCGCAACTATCGGGGGTGGCTCAAATGGCTTTATACCTCTACCCATAGCTGAAGAAGTTAAATTTTGTAAATTAGGTGCAGTGCCAACGCCCATAGCCTGTTCAGCAGCTAACCTATCTGCCTCATTTCTATCTGCTAGTGTTAAGGCAGTATCAAAATCATCGCCAACCCTGCTTTCTTCACGAGTTGTTGTATCAATATCAAATACTGTATCAACGGGTCCTATTCGACCTGCCATAGTTTCTAATGCAGTGTCAGGAACAATCCCACGATTAGGCTCTGGATCATATGGTGTAAAAGTTGTACCCATATCAGCATCTCTAATATCATTCAATATTTGTTGTTGAGCCTCATCAGATAATGATCTAAATGTATTTTCATCCATGCCAGCTATTTGACCTGTACCTGTCTTTACTGCACTTTCGGTCATAACATTCGGATCAACTCTTGAAGGATCTCCAAAAGAATCCACTTGAGGCATAGATTGTATTACATCACCCCTTGATCCAGCTCCTTGCGTACCAACTGGAGCTATACCTTTTTGAGCTTGATTGCCTCTCTGACTTAAAAAATTTGAAATCTGAAATGCGTCTGGCACATAATCAAAAATAGTATTCTTTAACGCACCATCTGGCTGACTCTCCACAAAACTTTTATTTTGTCCAAATGCTGTATTTAAATCAAGACCGTCCAAAACATCGTTGCTAAATGTAGAATTTAACGAACTAGGTCTAAAAGACGCTTGAACAATATCTGCTGGATTCACGTTTTTAGCAGAAGCTGTCAATGTGTCTTTATTGTCAAATATGCTAGCTAATTGTGTGCCAGTATCAGCAGGTCTTTCATCTTGAAGAACATCCAAGTTAGCCATAATAGAACTGTCATATTCCTTCTGACCAGCATCTGTTAAACTACCATCTTTGTTTATAAATCCCAAAGCATCAGCTTCTGTGCCACCAAAAACCTCATTTTCAGCTCTTGCAATCGCCTCTTGTAAAATCTCTGGTCTTGGTGTTGGAAAAGCAATGTCTTGATTGCTGTCGTCTCCACCAGTGTAAACACCAGAATCATCTGTGCTGTAATCAGAAACATCGTTGTCTTCGCTAAATCCATCATCACTTGTCGCATCTACACTGCCATAATCACTGAACCCACCAAAGTCGCTGTCATCAACCTCACCACCATCAAAAAATGCCCTTGGTGAACCACCCATCAACTGTGTGCTACCTGGCGTAAAGCCCTCATTGAATATTCGCTGGTCTATCATATTAAACATGTTAGGCCCGCCTCGCAAACCCATTGGCTCTCTTAATATGCCATTTTTGTCTTTTAACGGATCAACGGGTCTTGCCATCGTATCTTGTATTTGTGGAGGATTAAATGGACGAAATCCATTAATTCCAGAATCAAAAATAGATAAAAGCGGCTCTCCCGCCGTTTCCAAAGGTCTTGATAAATCTCCAGGTCTTGATAAATCTTCAGGGGGTTGTTGAGGTACACGCTGAAACATAGAAGGGCTAATTAATGGCTCCGCAATCTCCATTAAAGGTTGAGATGGGTCAAAAGTTTTTAAAGGTCCAAAAACACTTTGACCACCACTACCACCACCACCATTTAAATTAAAACGCTGACTAGCCATCTGCTGAACTTCTTGAATAAATGGCTCAACTTGCGTGTTATCTATCTGCTGAGATAAATAATCACCATAACTATCCAAAGGATTGCTCGCCACACCACCTAACCGCATGTTTACAGGCTGATTAAATATGTCAATATTCGCCATCGGATCTGGAGCTGGCATCATAGGAGCTGAACCCATCGAAATTGGGGGAGTCATAGCCGTTGCGTTTGATATAGATTTTAGAAAATTGTTAAAATTACCCCTACTTTGGGCTGTTGTCTCAAAATTTACCTGTGGCGGTTGTGGTGGTACTGGTGGTGTACCCATATTCCCGCCTAAAGGTCCATTCGCCATGAAATATCTCCACAAAAAACTATTTTATGCGAAGATACTATACGATTAATTTATTTTTGACAATAGAAAGCCCATTTCTTTATGGCTTTGAGCTAAAATTTTAGAAACCATGTCAGAATTTGCAGAAATATCGTCCTTCATTTTCTTCATAAGAGCCTCAATCCTGTCAACATCCCATTTCGTCAATGGCTCTTCATACTTTTTAACCTCATCATGCAATTTATCCATCTTATCCATGTTTTTACACAAATATTTCGCTGATAAAACTACAGATATCGGAACTGGTTTCGTTCCATGCTCATAATGGTTCCACATCCTATGGCTCAAACCTAATTTCTTCGCCATGTTTACCTGACTTATTCCTAATTGATTGCGATAATTCAACATTTCATTGTTTTTTACTTTCGCATAGCTGTTTTCGTTACGTTTCATTGGCTTGTCTCCTTCAATATTTTATATTTTAATAAATCTTCCGTAAATTCAGCAACAGTTCCAAACCTTACAGGCTTGTAAACCTTGTCACAAACGTTGGAAGCACATGTCGATAGCAGATCATCTACGTTATCTTTGTCATATCCCATTATTTTACGAAAAACATCAATAACATCATTCGGATCGTCAGACTCAAAATCTCTGAAACCTGCGTATTCTAGTACATATCTAGGCATATTGCCCTCCTTTGACACAAGATGTAGCAATGAATGCTAAAAAGCGCAAGATTTTTTTTATAAAATTTTTTTTGGAGGTCGTATTTGAAATTGATGGGGGTCGTTTGAGGGGAACACGGTTTAGAAGATTTTTGCCAAAATTTATATAAATTTGGTGGTATGGTGGGGCTATACCGCCCCGTTTTATTCAGTAAAATCAATAACTTAGAACAATTGTTAGATATTGTATATTAACTAACAATTGTTCGATGTCATAATAAATTTTAGACAAAAAAATAGACCGTATAAAATTAATTATACGGTCTAGATTTAAACCTTAATTTCTAAAAGGTTTTAAGTTTGATTTATATTGGTTGTCTAATCCAAGTAATAAATTTGTACCGCCATTGTTAGCGAATACAGCACCGCCAGAGCCACTATTTACTTGTAATGGTACTTCATAGCCGTTTAGATCATAACGTCCTTGAGAAGAGCTGTAAGCGTGATTATAGTGTTGTTGATTATGAGTGATTAAAATATCACGTCCAAACTGATTAATTAAGTTTGGTCTTATTTGCTCACTTATCATAGACCTAACACGCTGAGCGGTTTGAATACCGCTAGCATCCATGATCTCTTGGACTGTAGCACCGCCAACACGTCTCATTAATGAGTATGCTATTGATTGTCTAGTACGACTAGAGCGCCCAATATAAGACGGTGTATCAATAACGGCTTGCACTTGGTTATGTCTATTAACAATTGAGTGTCTTTGCATGTTAGATAAAAACATCATCCAAGACCATATTTTATCAATTTCTAAAGTACCGCCATGCGATCTAAATTCTACAGTTTCATAATCATCCCAATGATTAAGATTAATAGCTGAGAATTTACCGCCAACTGAGATAACACGTTTTAATTTGTGCCAAGTACACTCAGTATTTTTTATAGTACTTGGCGCTAATGGTTTTTTGCAAAAATAACCGTTTTTTTGTCTTGCTCTTCTCATAGGCTCAACTGCATAACCACCATCATCAATTCTTGACGGCGCAAGCAAAGAATTAAACTGTATAATATTTTTGCTTACTCTGTATCCCATATCTTTAACAATCTCTAAAGGTATAGCATCACCAAAATAATCAGTACCATTGCGACTAGGTAAAGCTCGTCCATGAATAGCAGTATATTCAACTGATTTATCATGAAAATCATTTGGATCAATTGTTATTGGTCGTCTAGATAAATGAACATGAATGGATGCAGTCCAATTGACGGTTGCGCCATGATCGTTCAATTGTTCGAGTACTGATTTTAAATAATTATATGATTTTTGAGAATTACTTAAAATTGGTAATCTTGCCTCGCCGTCAACTCTTGAACCATCATATACATACTCTAGACCTTTTATTTTATTTGAGCCTAGTGAATTGTTATAACGGTTCATTTCAGTATAAGACCTTGTATTAAATTCAGGTTCTACACCAAAAACAAAATTTTGGTTATCGAATATGTTTTTATTTGTGTTAATTGTATCAAACATTTTGTTTATCCTTTTTTAGTTATTGTTTGGTTTTTAGGCGCATTTTGCCGCCTAAGTTTTAATTAGGTATATAAGGTAATGATTACAAGTATACCACCAAAATTAATTTGCTAAGTCATTGTTTTTATTGAGAAACTTTTTTTGCTTTACCTCTTGACAATATTATTTAACAAGTTAATTAAATTTTCATTAGGAGGATATAGGGGGGAGGATCTAGAAAATGATTTGGGCAGGGGGCGAAATCCCCGATCCCCGATCAGTGTCCTGCCCGATCCGAACAATTGTCCGATTGCCTTCCAGAAAAAACCCAGATCCTGCTGGGCTTTTTCAGGGGCTGGTTATCGAACAATTTACCTCCATGACCTGCCTCCACGCCTTGTTTGAATAACCCTACCTGCTTCCTTCTCGTAATCGAAGGCTTCAACAACTGCGTCAAGAAGTTGTTCGGTATCTAGCTGGAAGTCTTCATACCCCTGCTTGATTGCGTCAAAGTATCTTTTGTTCGGAACAGCCTGACCTGCGTAGTTCATTATATAAATCATACCTTGAGTCATGCCCATGTACGACAGATCAACATATTCCTTTCTGTAAAGATTTGGGTAACCCTCAAAGATGTCTAAGTTTCTCTCATCTTGTTCAGATATTTTCCACAACCCCACAGGAACGCTATGCTTCTCTGACGGAACGATACTCGCCACGTTGTTGAATATCAGTTTGTACCCCAGTAGATTTGTCTTACCTACTGGAACTGCATCAGGCGATCTAGTCGCCATATTCTTTTTGTTAAGGTTTGCACCATAAGCTATGTATATTGCCATTTGTCTCTCCTTTGGCTGATTAATATATATAATATATAGTAATGATTGCATGTTGTCAAGTAGTAAAAGTATAAAAACCTACAGCAACATTATTATAACCAGTTGTTATCTAATTTCATGCTTTGCTGCCAATGCGTACTGTTCCTGGCTGCGCACAGGAAGGAAACCGAACAATTGTTCACCTGCAGCCAGGAGGAAGGGGGGGGGTGGACAATTGTTCGAGCTGGACGCAAAAAAAACAGGAGCCGAAGCTCCCGTTTCCCGATCCGATCCCGAACAATTTATGCTGCAGTAATCTTCCTTCTGTCGATCATATCCCATTTAGCAACGATTTCTTCGCCTAAGATATAAACATACATATTAACAACCTTTTCAGGGTCTGAAATGTCTGTTGTTAGTTTACCAAAGTTAAATTCTTCATAGTCTTTGATAATGCCAATAACATTAAATGCCTCTTCTCCCAGCCATTTCTTAGCTTTGTATGTGCCAATTATGTAATAGTCTGTATTAAAAGCGTTGTGGTGTACGTCTGTCCAGTCGTCATTGTCTGGTGTGTTTTCTTTTAACCAGTCTTGAAAGTATTCTTCTACTTCCTGATATTTGAATGTGTTCTTGTCTATGTCTGTAAATTGCATTTGTTTCTCCTTTGGTTTTGTTTAATTAATATTAATATAGTGTAATGATTGCAACATGTCAACCCTTAAATAAAACTTTTTCAATGATTACGTCATCATATCCTTTAGCTATCCATTCATCTGCGTGTTGCTTTGCTCGTGAATAGTCTTTGTAGTAATCATCTGTACCACCAACCCAAACTATCCATCTCCAGCTCTGTTTGTATTCCTCTGTCATTTTGACCTCCTGCTGTTAATCCCGAACAATTGTTCACCTGTGCGTGACCTGCTGGGGGGGGCTGCTTCTCGAACAATTGTTCGCCCTGCTGCCAGAAAAAACAGGATCAGGTTTCCCCGATCCCGTTCCGAACAATTAGGCTGTTACTAAATTGTTCGTTGATTTGCCAGTTTCGTGAAGTCTGTGCTGCCATTCAATAACTTCGTCATTGACCAATGTTACAGCTCTTTCGCTGTGTCCACCAACATTCCACATCATTATCTGACTAACTCTCTTACCCTCTGCTCCTAAGTAATTAAGTCCGTTCTTATAATTATATATGGTTGCTATTGTGCCATCTTCAAACTTGATAGCCCATTGAGCATCTACTTTGTTATCAGACTCCTCAGACCATTCAAATCTTGTTGGCTCTCCGAAAACTTCTACCAGCTCCTGATAAGTTGCCCCAACATTACCCTGAAGATGTGTTCCATAAGTTGTATTTGTTTTTTTAAATTTCATTGGCTTAGTTCCTTGTGTTTGTTTAACTTGATATATATATAGCAATGATTGCCACATGTGTCAACAGATAAAATAATTTTTTTTTATTTTTATTTACTTGACAGGATTAGCAACAGTTACTATATATAATACATCAAGCATTTAAATATCCTTTGTTTAATTGTAAAAGTAAAAAGAGCAGGTTTTGGTTTTCCTGCTCTTTTTTTTTGCGCAGCCTCCAGGGAACCTGCCCGAACAATTGTTCATGCGCAGCAGGAACGCCTGGAGCTGCAGGTGAAGGTTTCCGAACAATTGTTCCAGCAAGCAGGTCAGGCAGCCAGGCGAAACTCCGATCCTTCCAGGCTGCAGGGCTTCTTTTTCCGAACAATTGTTCACGCAGGAGGCTGTCCAGCCAGGTAGATCCCGATAACGCTGCTGGATCCAGGGATAACCTGCTGCCGTTCCGAACAATTGTACGATCCCCGCTGCTGGAGAAGCCCGATCCCGATCCGATTCAGGGGGGTGACCTGCCTGAAGCCGAACAATTCTCCCGATTACGCCCAAATCCAGCCCCGATCACCCCGATCCCGATGCGAGTCCGAACAATTCTTCGGTCTCCGTGCCTACACCCTGTCTAAGTAAATATGCTAGTTTTTGGGTTTTACGCTACTTTGTTCTATCAAGTCTGGGTCTTTATGGGATTTGTTCGCTATTTTCATGCGTTTCTGCGCAATGTCTTGAAATTCCTGTAGTTTTGACAATATTTCCTCCCTTGTCATGCTATCTGTTCGTTCATGTAGCACATGAGCCTTGTTTACAAGCAGTCCAGTAGCTTTTAAACGCAGTTCCTCAGCTCTGATAGCCTCACCAAACTTCCCGCTCTCCCACGCCTCGTTACGAATCTTCAACAAATCCCGCACCGACTTATCAATTGTGACCCCGAAGCGACTACGGGCTTCCTCACGCATTTCCTGATATCTTTCCTGCACGACTGGGTTACGCAACAACCTCACAGCATCGACTCCAGGGTTTGCGTATCCCGCTGCTCTAGCAGCCGATGTCTGCGTCATATCCTTGTGCATAAAGTTATTCAGAAAATCTTGCTGTTTGTCAGTCAATCTTTTCCATCCAGCTAATCGCTGTTCCTTCGTTAAATTCTCAGCTACTTTTGGCATTACTTTTTCTCCTGTCTAATTTCATCCAAATCTTTGTTAATTTAATAGGGTTGGTGGGCGGGTTACTTACCGCCCCCTAAACCCCCCTTTAGGGGGGAAGTTCGGTAAGTTGGTAAGTAGCCATAAAAATCAATGACTTAGAGCAAAAAACTAACTTACCATGATAAGAAGTAACCTCCGTAAGTTGCTTCAAAAAACCGAACAATTTCAATGACTTACTACTTACCGTCATTTTTACTTACCGAGTAAGTTGGTAAGTGGTAAGTAAATCACTCATAAAGCACCACAATTTTGGGGTCATCTGTCTGTTTATAGAACGTACCATTTAAGGTACAAGAGTAGCCCAAATACTCCATCATTTCGGCATAGTTCCGATAACATTCAGGGCATGAAGTTAATTCATAAGAGCAATTCATATGATGCAAAACCGATGCGTTTAATTTTTGGGATATACCTTTTTCTGTAGCGCAGCCTAGACAAATTGTTCGGTTATTCATCACCAGCTCCATTCCGATAATAATTTTTTCTTTACACTGCGAACAATTCTTCTGTTTTTTATTAGCCATCATACGCCTCCTATGCAACTAGCCATAATTTTGTGATCTATTGGCTCTTCGCCAAAATTATCAAATATAGCGCCTTCAATGAGCAATTCGCTTTTAACTATATCGGCACGACATTGATTCATAGTCGCATATTGCACTTGGCTTTGGTGAATGATACACTTCTGTTCACCGTCATCATGGTGACTAACATCTGCCCATACGACACATATTAATACGAACATTTTAACCATCGCTCTTATCTTCTTCTTTACAACGATCACATTGATCTTTTGGATAAGGTGGTTCTTCTGCCCAAAATATTTCGTTACAATCTATACATTCATACTCGCCCATTTATTCCTCCTTAATTTCCCGAACAATTCTTCGTTTTGTTCGCTGGCGCTCTTTAGCCTTAGCAGATTTTTTGAGAGATTTTTCCCATGATCTGCTAGTGCTATGAATTTTTGCTCGCTTTACCATTTTTTTATTTTGTACAAAGCCCGAACAATTTTATCTATAAAGGTAATTTTGTACGGAGTGGCTTGTTGAATATGTATTTTTATAAATTTTTCATTAAGCAATTTGTCGCTCCTCATCTCTTGTTGTTGGGTTCCACTTGTGTTGAATTTCATCGATTTCAGATTGACTAACACCGTATGAACGTAGCGCTTTAGCCATGACCCGATCCGCAGTATCTGTCCATACAATCGCATGTAACATTGCCCAAATCCATGCACCAATTTCTTTCTCCTTTGTTGTGTTATTACGAGATTGATTACCGCCAAGTATATGCCCGATTTCATGTAAGGCAGACACATAATACCCCGTATTCTTAGTCGGTCTAATGGTTATATGTCGCCTAGATGGAATAGCAGAATACCTAGGATTAGTTTCTGTTAGCGATTGATAACTTACAGTTATGTTCTCTAATGCGGCTAACTCTTGGATATGTAATGCCATATCTATTCTTTTAACTAATATCATGGTTGTAACCTCTGAAAATTAAGTTCTTGTTGAAATTCATTC